ACTTAGGGCGCCCAGAAGATTATCCCTGGACGCCCTTTTTGTTTCAGTGCTCTTGGCGCCACTTCTCAATGGCGAGCTGGGCTTGCGCGAGAGCCCGCCACGCAACTGCCACGTCATGGAGGCAGTCATTGTCGTCATCCCAGTGACCACGATCCTTCATGTGCCGCATGATGCAATCAGCATGGTCGGTCGATTTCTCGCGAGACCAATGCAGCGGCTCGCCGGCATTGTGCTTGTCGTTACCCTGCTTGCTGAGCCGGGCTACCGCCTCCAAGGCGTCCGGGAAATAGTCGAGCAGGCCGGAGGCCATGGGTGCGTTCTTCCGGTCAGCGCTGCGCTTCTGTGCCGCCTGCACCTTTGGGTCCCTCCCGGTGTCGGGCTCTGTAGGTGGCGAAGCCCAGGTTATATCCTCCCAGTATAGCTGGCCATCGGCTTGATAGGCGCGAAATATTTTGCCAGAAGCAACGAGGATGTAACCGACATGATAGAGCTTCGCACATACCACGGGCTGGGAGGGAGACAGATCGATCCCATACGTGCGGCCGGAGCCGTCACATACCTCCTTCGGATATTCAGACATCAGATTGTTCCCTGGTTAGAGAGTGAGTTGGGCAGCAGGATGGCCTTGGTGACGGCCAGCGCGGCGTCCAACGTGGGCAGGCGGTAGCCAATGGCTTCGCGCACCATCGGATGCTCGTGCAGGTTTCCTTCTGCCTCCATGGCCACCACAACCGGCTTGCGGTAGGCGTCGGCCCAGCCCAACTCCATGATGGTGCCGATCGACAAGCGGTCCGCACCGAGCAGGTTGACCAGGACCACGTCGCTCGTTTGCACGTCATACCGATCCCGCGTCATGATGCCGCGGTCGGTTGCCAGAGGGTTCGGATACGACCCGTCCAGCACGCCGGCCTCCCGCAGGAAGTGCTTCTGGCGCAGAGGCGAGTAGCCATCAATGTGGCTAAACGACAGAATGCGCTTGGCATACTCCCGCCACTCCTGACCGTCACTGTAGGTCAAGCCGGAGATCGGCCCGGCAAGATACACTTTGAACTTGTTCATGTAAGTCTCCGTTGGGTTCAGCGTTGTTGGAACGTCAGCCACTCCGGCTTTACATCGGCGTCCCGGAGCTTGTCGAGGTAGACTTGCCACGCCGCGGTAACTCCGTGGTCCGGATGGACGAACCACAGGGCTTGGCTTGGCCGGCTGTAAGGCACCCGCAAGCCGAGGCGGGCATACTCGTTGTAGCCGATCACGGAGCCGTTCACGATGACTGGCACCGCATCATTGGGGCCGATGTAGGTGTGGTAGTGGCCCATCAGCAGCGTATCAAAGTCGCGCCCAATCCTCGCTTCGGAACGTCCAACCTTCATTGTCCCACGGGCAATAGGGCCAATGGCACCGATGATCCCATCTCCCCCTTTGACACCGAGGTTGTCGCCATGGGTCAACAGGAAGCGGTGATTGTAGACCTTGAAATACGCATCGGTTTCGTTCGGGACAAGGAAGCGGAACCGGCGGTCCTTGGCGAACCACCGCTCCAGGTGGGTGTAGAGGTTCCACTCGTAGCTCATGTGGATTGCGCCCTTGTAGCGGGGCTTCAGCGTTCCTCGACCGTGGTTGCCGACGACGCATGGCACGAACACCTTTCCGAATGCGTCGGCCATATGCCCGAGCGCCGTGATCAACTCTTCCTCCACCTCCAGGAATTGCTCCTGCACGGTGCCCCAGTTGGTCGCCACCAGCTCGTCATGGATGGCGCCCGTGATCATGTCGCCGCCGAGGGCCACCACGATGCCAGGGTATTTCGGATTGACCATGTGGTCCTTGGCGAGGGATATGGTCTTGTCCACCAGGGTTCGGACCCGCCGCCGCGCCACTTCGGCATTGAACTCATTGGCTCCTCCTGTCTCCTGTCGGGATACAGTCTCGCCCCAGTGCCAATCCGACCAGATGGTCATCGGGACGCCGGGCGTCCGCAGCGTCTTGCTGTTGGCCGCGCCTGCCCGCACCATCCAAGCCGGCGGCTCGGGGGCGATCGAGGCCAGCCCATAGAGCTGCTCGCGCACTTGCTCTGCTTCAATCGCCTCGCGCCGGAGCCCCACCACTTCGGCCTGAAGCCGGGCGTTGAGGGCGTTGGCCTTATCAAGCGGATCGACCACCTTGCTGGTGGCTTTCAGCCCGCGTGCCTTGGCATCGGCTAGCCGGTTGCGCAGGGTGCGGACGGAGATACCCAAAGCCCGGGCCGCCACGGCAGGGTCGGTCGGATTGAGTTGCACGGCTCCAAGAGTGTCAATGAGCTGGGCGTCGGTCAATCGGTTGTGCATCAGACTTTCCTCGCAAGAAGTTGTAGGTCCTGAACAAGCGCGATCAGGTCTTTTAGCGGCAGGATTGCCACCCAGTCTTTTCGGTTCCGCCGATGCGCGACCACGGGTATCTTTCCACTGCCGTCGCTATCCCGTTGCGCCTGCGCGAGCCACTCATAGATAGTGCCCGCGGACCGCTCTTCCACCCGCTTACATTCCAGGTGGATGCCGGTGAGATCGCATTTCACGTCAGGGCTGTCTGGAGAGCCCGAGCGCTGCTGGCCTCGGACGGCCGGCACCCCGAGGTCACGCAGGAACTGGGCCAGCTCACGCTCACCCACTGCCCCCTTATCTCGGCTGTTGATTGGCATTGTATGCCCTCCACGCCTGAACCATGCCTTCCGCCAGGGTGTCAATGGCGCGCGTCACCACTAGGTCCTTCATACTGGCGACCGCCATAACATGGTTGGGCACCGACTGCCGGTAGTGCAGGGTGCGGCCGGAGCCGTCCTCGGGGTCTAAGACCACGCTGATTTTCATGTGCTTTCTCCAGTAAAGCCTGTTCTCGTTGGACACAGTTGTGACCAGGGCTACAATCCGCTCGGCGGCATTCAACGCCGCTTGCCAAGGGGCATCTCATGTGCGCCTCACAACGCTGAACTTGAACACGTCGGCGTCCAAGGTGATGGTAATGGCTTCGCGGAACAGATCGACGAAAGCCTGCTTCACGATGGCCGGGCGATCCGGCGCATTGAAGAGTTGCTCGGGGTCCGAGAACTCAACTCGCGCATGGATTGGCTTGCCGTCAAAACCTGCGATCGTGACTTCGATAAACGGAATTGGGGTTGGCATGTCAGTCTCCTGTTTGTCTGTCAAGACGTTCGATTTCTGCAACCAGTAGGGCCGCAGCCTTGATCAGGTTCCGGCGCGGGCCAGCAGGTTTCCACCATAGCTTATGCCACGGCCAACGCTGGCCGATATTAACAGGCCAAGCATAGCAAGAGGCAGCGCGCGGAAGTTCACCCTGCACCTGGGTATCATCGTGCCCTAGACCCCAGCCTTCACCGGTAATCTGCCGTGACCGCTCTTGAGCAATCTCACGGCAGATTAAGTCCGTGATATGCGGCACTTCATATGTCACTGTCAGTCTCCTTTATTTTCTGTAACGATCTCCGACCCAGGTCTCCGCCTCGATCGGACAGCGCATGTCTATAGCCCACTGCGGGCGGTCTTCCATCATCTGTTTCAACATAGCATCGTCAGTGCGGTTTGCAAGCACGTCAGCAATAATCTCGTCGTGCACAGTGAGCACAATTGGATAGTTCTCTGCTCTGCACACCTTCATTGCGTGCACCATGATGTCGCGAGCCAGAGCTTGCACCACGTTCTCGGTCAGCAATCCACCGTAGGCGTTCACCGTTATCATGTGGCCCTTCTTGTAGGCCTGATAGGTGAACCCCTCACGGATGTCGTCTTGGTCCCAAGGCATGCGCCGCAACACTGGCTTCGGGTTCCAATACCAGAGCTTACGGTCGCTCGGTAAGCGGGCCGTGAGCCAGCCGTCCTCCAAGGCGTAGCGGACGCCGAAGGCCTCGTGGGGCTTCCCGGTCCACACCGTCATGGTGGCGGCAGCCTCCAGCCCATACCACACCTTCGGCACGAGGGGTGCCCAGACTTTGCGGTAGGCATCGACGATCCCTTGGGCTGCCGACAGGGCGAGCTTCTCTTTCAGGGACAGCTTTCGCGCGCCCATCCCGAACCCGCAGCCAAGAACTCCTGGCTTTCCTGTGTTCTGTCGTTCGAGCGGGTTGTCCTTCTTAGTGATCACTCGCCCGAGGACCACTCCGGCGAAGTCACAGTAGGGGTCCATTCCTGCGGCGATGAGATCGCACTTGTCGTATTGTCCAGCAAGCGCGAGAACAATCCTTGCTTCAATTCCAGCGAAATCGCCAACAGCAAGGTTATTGCCAACAGAAGGAATAATGCAATGTCTGAGGCCAGACACCACGGCTTCCACTGGGCTGCCCAGAACTTCTTTGACATACTCGTGATCTCCTGTCATGATGGCATCAAACACAACCGTCCACTTGACGAGCTTGCCATCGTCGCCCTTCAAGGTGGGCCGCGGGAAGTTCTGCGGCTGAAACAATCTACCAGCCCATCGGCCGGGGCCGGCAGCATGGTATTGGAGCACACCTCGCGCCCGGCCATCTGCGCATAGGCAGGCCTGCATGCGGGGCAGTTTCTTGACGGAGGCAGAGCCGACTATCTGCCGTATCTTCAGGGCTTCCGCTACCTCCTCCGTCAGCGGGGGCGCGTCCCAGAGATCGCTGCCATCGTCGGCCAAGCTATCGTCGTCGTCGAGCCCGTCGATGTCTGAACCGAGCCACTCAGCCACCGTCTCCTTCTGGAGGTTTGGTATGTGGCAACCGCGCTCCGCCATCCAGCCCTGGAACTTGGCAGTCTGGGTCGGGGTCAGGCCAGTGCCCTTTTTCCCGTAGCCCGCAGTCAGCGCAGCGAAGCGCTGAAGCAAAGGTCCGCCGCACCCAGTGACTATGCGTTGGGCATTGGCAATAAAGGCGCGGTCGAGCCGCACGCCGCGCTGATTGATCTCTTGGTCCATCAGCCATGTTTCTCTCTCCGTTGGTTCGAGCCAGCCAATGCGGCGGTGCAGGCCGAACTCCGATCGGTCGTCCTGGATGCAGTAGTCTACCACGCGCTGGATGGTGGCCGGCGATCGGTCCAAGTAGCCTGCCTTGTTGGGGTGGCTCAGCCCGATCGTGAACTTGCTGCCAACCATGTCCTTTTCGTCCGGCAGCCCCAGGACGTGCAGCGCCTTCTCCAACTGAAGCGGTATGGCCTTGGCTGCGCAGACGGCCTGAGTGTCGTGCCAGCGGTCATCCGGGATGTCAGGTAGCCCGAACAGGGGCACCATGATCCGGCGCCATATGGCCTTCTCGAACCCGGCGTTGTGGGCCACCCAGATGACGTCGGGGTCCTCGGCCAGCTCAAGCAGCTCACCCAGGCCATCGCCGGGCACCCACCAGCCGTAAGTTCCATCCGGCCGGCGCCAGCAGAGGCATAGGACCTCGGTGTTGACGTCCTCGGCGTAGCGCCACGCCCCGCACAGCGGGAGGTCGCACGGGCTGGCCGTCTCGAAGTCTGCGACGATGTAGCGCTTGGCCACGTCAGACCGTCACAAAGAAGGCAATCGCGACGCACGCCAGCCAATACCCGCCGCGACGCCAATCGCCTTCGCAGAAGGACACCGCTGCCGACCCGAGCGAAAGGGCAGCACCGAGCGCAGGGAATAGGTATCTCATGATATCTCCCAAAGACTTGCCGGCGGGACTAGGGCTGATGCCTTTACCTACCCGCCGGCACACTGTTCCAGCTTATCAGCCGCCTACGGCAGCCTGCTTAGAACGGTATCTCGTCTTTGCCGACCACGCTCTCCGGGGTGGCCCGGCCGGCGTAGCCTTTGAACGTGCTGGCAGCACTGCGCACTTCGCCAATCATCTTACCGCCGCCGGTCACCATGACTTCGGAGAGACGACAGGAGACACCATCGCGCCCGCCGTCACCGACAGCATCGTAAGCGATGAAGGCAACCTTGACGAGCGCCTCGGCACCCGAGAAGAACTTCGCCTTGTTGGCACGGCGAGCTAGATCGTCCGGCAAGTCGATACCCTCGTTCCGCTGCTTGTCCCAGTAGGCTAGCATCGGAGGATACTCCTGGCCCGAGCGTGCTGTCAGCACTTCGAGCCCGCGCAGGTAGTCTTTCAAGCGAGCCTTGGGTTTCTGCGCCGCCACCTCGGACGCCGCTTTGTCCGCCAGCTCATCGCCCCGTTTGAACGGGAACTTCAGCGTAGAAAAATCTACGCCTTCGCCAAACTTGGCGCGTGCCAGCCGGGCGCAGAGCTGCTTCATTGGGATGGTATCCGGGTGGCCCAGTCGAAAGCCGAGCTGTGACGAGAACTTCGGGTCACCTTTGTCCTGGTAAGCCCGCGGTGTGACCAGCGTCGGGCCGATCAGAATGCAGGGCATGGTGAGTTCAAAGTTCTCACCGGTAAATTCGCGTTTTTCGGTCATCGGGTTGTTCCTCGGGTTGTTACAGGTTGAGCGGAAATGGCCTCCCGCGAGACGGATTGCAAGGCCAGAAGTTTAGTCCGGCCCTGAAGTTTCTTGAGGGAGGGCGGATGCCGCGGATGGTAGCGCGGGTCCAGCTTTATCTGCCGGCGGCGCCTCGCACAGGTTGCTGCTACGGTCATCAGAACAGCAACGCTGCTACGATGGCGGCCAAGAGACAGATAATGATTGGTTCACAACCTCGCATCAGACCCTCCCTCGGCCGGCATCCAACATCTCCATGAACTTGACCGCCATGGCCGCAAGTTGGCCGGCCTCCTTGCGCATGGCATCCAGATCGCGGAGCCCCTGCTTCATCCAGACGTGCGCTTTCAGCTCATCAAACTCCTCGTTGATGATAGCAAAGCCCTCATGCGCGGAGTGGAAAGGAGGGTAATGCCGGTTGGCGCGCTCCAGTTCGGCGTGCACGTCACCGAACGCGCCGTTCAATTCTACCATAGCCATCACTCAGTCTCCTGTTGTGTCATAGCCGCTTGGAAAGTGCGAGACGGCGAGGGCGGCTTAACCTCAATCCGCTTGGTCGAGCGCGGGACCACAGTGAGCCCGGTGTGCGGGGTGTATGCCCACTCGCGCGTTAGCTTCTTGGCGTCGGGACCGAGCTTCTCCATTTCGGCTGGCGACCGCATGGCGGGGTCTCTGAAGGCCTTGGTGCCAAACTGGGCGGTGAACCGATCGCGCGACCCGTCCTTCCAGATACGGTCGGCCTGCTTCTCCACCAGCTTGGCGTCCGCAAACCGACTGCCAGTCATCATGCGCCGATACAGCTCGCCCTCGATCGCCCGCTTATGGTGCATGACGGCGTCGATCATGGTGTAATCCCGGTTCAGCGCTTCATCGGTGAAGGGCTCCAGGTCCAGGTCCAGCGAGGACCGCTCGGCAATCGCGGCGAACAGGCTGCGCTGTGCCGGGCAGATGAGCTTCGCTGGACAGAACCGGCAGTGGTCCCCCACCATGAGGCCTTCCTCGGCGTCCGCCCGGCGCATGGCCGGCAGCAGTTCCGTCCCGGCCCACTCCAGGATGTGATCCTTGCTGGTCACCCACTGGCGCACCTTGCCGGCCGGATTGAAATCATTCGGCTGCACTATGGTCAGACGAACGGTGTCTATGTTAGCATACAACTCTGGCTGCTCCCGCTCCAGCTTGTCGAGCACGAGCCGGGCGTAATACATTTCCTGCGGGTTCTCAACGACGTCCACCGATATGCCAGCACCGTTTTTGTAGTCCACTATCTCAAGCACCATGCACCCCGGATGGAGCACCACGGCGGCAAAGTCGGTCGTCCCGAACATCGCCGGATGCAGATGGGGCGCCGCCATGCCGGTCTCAATCATGCACAGGTGGGCGTTCTCCTGGAGCGGGCGGCACACGTCCAGATATGTCTGCACGCCGACCGCCATGTCGCCCCTCAGGGCCATGCCCTCGAACTCGCGCCCCACTACCTCCCAGGCGTCCGCACCGGTCTGGAGGCACTCGGCAGCCGCGGCGTGGGCACAGCTACCTTCGATCCTGTAGGCCGGCTCCTCCTCTTCCTGTGGCAGGCCGAGCACCCGGATCAGCGTGGTCGAGCCGGCGCAGTGCATCCAACGTTCGGCACCACTCGCCCCGAGGTGGCTATGCTTAGTCATTCCGTATACTCCAATAAGGTCATGTTCAAGGAGCCGTCCTTGTAAACATCGTTCAATTCCCAATACACTTCCTTTTCCCAGGTCTGGGCCACGACCGGTCGTTCTGCCAGCTCGGGGTGAGCTTGAGCCACATCTCGCAGCCGGCGGATCAGTTCAGTTAGTGTCATCAGTTTTCTCCTCCGCAATGTATTCATCGTGAACCCACGTCCCGCCGGGAAACAGCTTCTCGATGTATCTGCACAGGCATTGTATTTGGTGAGCGACCTCTTCCTGCTCTCGCTCATGCCGGAGGCGATATTGTTCCCGGGGATCAGTAATCGTCGTAGTCGCCATCGTCGTCCTCCCAATCACACATAAATAACCGGCCGAGAACCCAGGCCAGGGCGCAAGCGCCCAAGCCATAGGCCAAACATACGAGGTAGTTCATGATACCTTGATTGCTTTCAAGTCGTCGATGAACTTCTGCCGCTGGTTCTGCGGAATGTCGCTCGTGCGCTTGCCGGGTGGCACGAACTTGCCGACTAGGTCATGGATGCTGCGCGTGACTAGCGTAGCGTCTTTGTCCTTGTTGGCCTCCAGCAGCTCGTGGTTGCGCAGCGCACAGGCGTCACGCAAGTCTTTGTCCGTGATCTCACGCACCGCGCCCCAATCTTCCTGCGCACCACTCAGCGGGTCACCGCCTCCGGAAGCGGCACTCACTGCGGCTGGCGCACCGACAGCAGAAGTTGTCCCAGAAGACGCATTCGGTGCTAAAGGGTCAGATGACGGGCCACCTCCAGCTACCGTCGAGGTTGAAGCGGCTGGCGCCGATGTCCCAAGGCCGGGGGCCAAAGGGTCACCCACCGCAATGGTTGCAGGCGCAGAACTTGCAACCTGGATGCCAGTCGCAGCGACAACCAAAGGGTCAGGTGACGTCCCAACTGTGGGCGCGATCGAAGGCTGTGCGAGCGTAAGCTGCACAGAGCTTTGGGACAAAGGGCTGTCGCTCACAGGCAGCTCCTTGCTGATCGGCGGCCCGGCGTCAGCTTTCCGCGTGCGGGGCTTCGGCTCCGGCTTCAGGCCAAGCATCTCGTAGACCTTGGCTTTGGCCGTGTCGCCAGCCTCGTCGATCAGCTCGCCTGTCGAGAAGCTGATCTCAGCCTTCGCCTCGGCGTGCTCGTAATCCCCGGTCTTCACCCGGCGGAGGTAGCTGATGCTACCCCCTGTGATGCGTGCTTCGTCCATGTTACTCTCCTGGGTTGCGGCGGGCTACGTCCGCCTGGATGGCCTCAACGTCGGTCTGATCCAGCACGACCACGAGCCCGTTGGCCGAGGCGCCGATCTCACCGCGCACTTGCTCCGCTTCTGGCCACACGGCCAGCACGTCTTCATACGTGGAGCTGCCGCGGATCAACTTGGCGTAGGGCCGCTTGCGCTCTTCCAGCTCAAGCGCAATCCGGCTCTGCAACTGTTCGTGAGCTGCATACAGCAGCTCCACCTCGGCGCTGGTCGAATGGACCGCGCAGAACCGGCTCGGCTGCCAGGGTATCGGGCTGTTGATCATGTCCGTCCGGAGCTTCAGTTGAACAATCCGACCGTGATCCAGCGATATGCGGATGCAGTCGTCTCGGCGGCCATGGTCATACTTCTGCAAGATAGCCATTTCGGCCGGCGGATAGATGGCCCGCATGTGCTTCTTCATGGCGGCATCCAGCTCCAGGGCCAACAGTTCAAGGTCGGCCTCCCGGTCAACGGTGACCAGTTTATCCACGAGCCCGCTCAACACCGTGCGGCGGGCTTCATTCAATCTCGTCTTTACCATTGTAAAGTCTCCAGTTTGTTACGAGGGGTTCGAGAGCAAGTGGGTAGTTCACCATTGAGTATCAAGGGCTTTCGTAGTGATATCGAGTTTGCGTATGGCCGCGGCCAAGATACGTTCTGCGAACGAGTTCTGAGCTACCATGATATCGCACTGCACCGTGCGCGTTTGTCCTGTGCGGTTCAATCGATCGAAGGCCTGTATGTTGTTGCCAGGAACCCAGTCGGGCTCTGCGATTAGTGCGTGGTTGCAGACGTGTTGTAGACCGTCAACGCCCGTGCCAAGGGACAAGAGGTTCCCAATGATCACCTTGCACGAGCGGTCCCGTATGAACTTGTTGATATTCAATTCGCGCTGCTTGGCTGTGGTCGAGCCGTCAACGCGCACTACTCCGGACTTTTGCAGCCCCGCTTGCAGGATGTCAAGCACTTCTGTATGCCACCCAAAGACCACAAGTTTATCCTCGCCGCCGTCCAGTAGCATGCGGACGTAATCGACAGCAGCCGGCGCCATCGCCACCCCCATCTGTCTTCGGACAACAGAAATGTGGCCGAGAAGAAGAGCATCAGCCCCAGTGAGCTGGTCTGGGTCAATTCCAAGCAGGTTCTCAGCAGCCAAAGCCTGACGTATCGCACTGCTTTCCTCCGCATAGACCAAGTCATAGACAGGCAGTTTAAGTTGGGGCGCCACGTCGCGCTTCAAGTGCCGCACCATGAAGTTGGCGCGCAGCCGGTTCTGCAACTCGGCATGTCGGCCGGTTCGCTCGTCCACATAAAGCATCTGACCTTGATCGTCGTATCGCGTCATGCTTGGGTTGAACCGCTCGGAGAACCGGGCTTCTGACATCCAGTCGATGCTCTCAAAGCAGAGCGATCGAGCGAGCGTATATGCTTCTCTTGGTCGGTTAGGCAAAGGGGTGCCTGTGAGAGCCAGAACGCGAGAGCACTGCTCCATAATTGGCTCGAACTGGCGGTCGTCTCCTCCGCCGCAGATTGCTCGGGTTCGTTTGCTGTCGATGGTTTTAAGGGCGTGGGCTTCGTCGAGAATAAGGACATCGTATTTGTTCGCGGCAAGAGCTTTGCCGAGCCCCTCGGTTCGTGCTAGGTCATAGCTGATGATAGTAAAGTTAGCGGTCGGATGGATACCGTGCCGTCCATTAAGCACACAGTGCACGCTCCGTGTCCATGGAGTAGTGCTCCACTCAGACACGTATCGAGCCCACTGCAATCGGATGGCAGCGGGACAGATGATAAGGACCCTATCGGCTTCAACCTCGTTGCAGTAGACCAGGGCCATGGGGCTCTTGCCCAGACCGGGCTCGTCTCCAATGAGGCAGTGAGATCGATCAAGCGCATACTCCAGAGTTCCCTTCTGGTAGTCCCACAGCTCTTTGTCCTTAGGCATACGAAACCTGCGACCGCTGTCAGCCTTCCAGGAGAGCGAAATTTGATCCGCCAATCCCTTCAGCATTTGCTTGGCCGCGGGTGTCGCATACTTAAAGAAAGTCACAGCAGCGTAGGGTTCCCGCGTGAACAGGACTGCCTCCGCTGCTGTGCTGTCGGAGGTAGACAGGTCAAGACCATGCTCCATCATGAGGGGGCGTATGTCTGCCTCCCCGCGCGGAACCCGCAGCACGAAGGCCTTGGACCCGTCTACATAGTCGAGTATCATTTATCGCTCATTTCATTTCTGATCATGCCTTCGAGCAGGCGCTGCGCCATGATGCTGTCATCATACGCTCGACCGCCGGCAATCGTCTCCAGATCGTATTGGCCGTTCTCCCGAGTGCTGTCGAGTGCCGCGGCAGCCCGCGCCAAAGCCTCTACCAGGAAGATGTTCATACTGGCATCCTCCCTTAGCCATGACCTACCGGACCGCCGTATTGGCCGACCGGCACACGGATCACGCCGCCGGCTGGATTGGCTTCTTGGAGCTCCTGCATGAAGGTGTAAGCTGCCTCGCTGCTCACTGTCTCACAGGTGATACCGGCGTTCGCAGACGGCGTTGCGCAGATTGCATCCGCCACTTCCCGCGGGAACGGCCCGAGAAATGCGGCAGCCACATCCTTCGCTTCATCAGCGTCAGTCGGCGTCATGCGAACAAAGAACAGCTCAGTCACCGGATTGGTTTCGTCATCTTGAGATGGCATTGTCAGTCTCCATGTTGATTGATGATTGGCTCGGACAGCAACGTAAGCGGCCAGCCGTTGCGTGTCAAGAGGTATTGCATGAACGGAACGGCGACACCATTCATAGCTCTCGCGTTTAACCCAGGAGACTGCGCGTGTCCACATTAAAAGACGCAGCGCTCGCATACGCCCGACGTGGTATACCAGTTTTCCCGTGTCGGGCCGGGACAAAAAAGCCCGCTACAGAGAATGGCTTCCATGATGCGACTACCGATGAATGGACCATAGAGGAATGGTGGAACGAGGACCCCAATTATAATATCGCGTTCACTCCACACTCCATGGGATGGGGGATCGTGGATACAGACCCACCGGATGGCGAGGCGACTTGGACCGCTCTATGCGCGGCGAACGGGGAGCCGGCGCCCACCTGGACAGTGCTCACTCCGCGGGGCGGCAAGCATCGCTATTTCGCCGGAGAGCTACCCACCTACGTCGGCAAGGGAGAGCTGGCCCACGTCGATACGCGCGGCCGGGGATCATACGCCCTACTGCCACCGAGCCGGACCGCGGACGGCACCTACAGCGTGGCGGACCCAGTTGCGGTGGCACCTCTGCCCGACTGGTTCCTGGCCCGCATAGAGGCCAGCAAGACGAAGCCGACGCGCCTCGCAGGGGACGCCACAGTGGAGCTGGACAGGCCGCAAGCAGTGCGCCGCGGAGAAGACTACCTGCGCACCCTGGCCCCGATAGCCGAGCGTGCGGGGGCCGACGAGGCAACCTATGCTGCTGCCTGCCACTTGCGGGACCTAGGCATCAGCCACGGGCTGGCAGAAAACATGATGCTGGAGATGCTACAGATCGCTCCGTGGGACGCCGATCGCACTCCAGACTTCATCCGGTTTAAGACAGAGAACGCCTACCGCTATGCCACCAATGATGCCGGTGTGCGGGCACCGCCCCAATGGGAGAAGGTTATGCGCAGCCTGCCCGTGGAGCCAACCCCAGAGGAGAAAGCGGAGACCCGGAAGAAGTCCCGGTTCTGGCCGCGGGACGAGCGAGAGATGGACAGCCTGGGCGATCCCACCTGGATGATCCCCGAGCTGATGCCGGACATCTGCACCATGCTGATGTTGGGCGAGAGCGGCAGCCTCAAGAGCTTCCTGGCCCTAGATATCGCCATGGCCATAGCGGCGGGCGTCCCATCGTGCTTCGGCATGCCAGTGCGGCCAGGACCGGTGTTCTACGGGGCGTTGGAAGGGCTGTGGCCTCTGGCTACCCTGCGGCGCAAGGCGTGGCGGGCGAGCCATGCAGGCGTCTCGGTGCCCGACTTCTTTGTGATGCCCGGCCCTCTGCTCGCGCAGCCCGACGACGTCGAGGAGTTTGGCTCCATGATCGACTGGAAGTTGGGGCCGGCCCGGCGCTGCTCGCTGATCGTGATCGACACTACGGCCAGAGCCATGAGTGGGCTCGACGAGAACAGCGCCAAGGACGTCGGGATCATGGTGCAAGCCGTAGACAGCCTGCGGGACGCATTCCAGTGCCCAGTGCTCCTGCTGCACCATCTCGGCAAGGACAAGCACAAGATGGGCCGCGGCAGTGGTGCACTCTACGGCGCCATGGATACCGTGGTGTCGGTTGACAGGCCCAATGAGTTCCTGCCCGTCGTCAGCATGAAGGTTAAGAAGCAGAAGGACGCCGAGGAGCGGAGCAAGCCGTGGTATCTGGAGGGCACCAAGATCGCCGGCAGCCTCGCCATGAAACCTCTGGACGTGGCAGCATGGGAGACGCTCACGTCGCCAGTGAAGCAATTCGACAGGCTGACAGTGGGTCGGGCGTTGCGCCTGCTTGAGGCGTTCTCCGGCACGCGCACCGTGACAACGATGGTGCTGGCATTGGAGGTGATGATCAAGATCGAGGGAGAACCGGCTGAAGCCCGGCTGAAGCGTGCGGAAGACGCCTGCCGAGCGCTCACTAAGCTGGCCAGGGACCATTCTTCACAGGGTCTCTCTGCATATTACGTGGGTGACAATGCGTGGGCGGTGCCTCCTCTACCCACCTAGCCGTCAATAGCCAGGGACGATAGCCCTTTGGGGACCACCGTTCCTGGCCTTCACGCAACCAGATTAGCGGCAACCGACAGTGATCCGTGGTCACTGTCCAGCCATTTGGTATCATCGTTGTCTAGCAACCATTGCACCGCCTGACGATAGCTCCTAGGACGCCTGCGGGCCATTAGGATGGGTCCTCCCTAGGAGGAAATAGGAAGGCGTCCAGTGCTTTCATAAATGTCCGCTCTGGTTCGGTCAGGCTGGTATAGCGCTGTGCCATTCCCGCAAACACTTCACGCAGCGCGGCGTCCGTTGACCATTTGGTCGTATTGGCAGCCGGACTAGGTGGTATGGGCGGCGGGGGCACATACCATAGCCGCTCGTATTGTGGAGCACCGGAGAAGCGGTTCGGCTTGGTGGACAGCCGGCGCTCACACATGAACGTCAGCTCTTTACCTACTTTGGACCAATCGAGCACGCGGCGGATTAACCACTGCTTGGCCTTGGTCGGCTTCTGCCCTTCAGGCTCTGGGATGAGCAAGTCGATTAGGAGGTTGGTCGATATCGTAGTCTGGACGCCGCCTCGGGCAGCGTAGTCGGACAGCGCGTTGTGAACTTCCTGGCGAACAATCGGCACGGCCTGCTGCCAGGGTAGCTCCCGCACGGTGTCCCAATCTTGGGATGACATTGCTAAGTCTCTCCTTTGGTTCGGGTGGGGTGTAGCCTTAATACCCTAGGTGGCTCGTCCCGTGTCGGCGCCTGGGCCTGGGTCCAGTCCGGCGAACATCGGGCAGCAACACCGTAGGGTTAAGTGCCTCCCCAACCCGTCGAAATCAAGTGGTAGAAGCCAGAAGGAAGGTTAATTCTGCTTCTGGCATAGCCGTCATGCATAGGATGCAAGGCCGTCCAGCCATACTTGGTCCATGGCCTCGGTCACCGTGCCCCCGTTCCGTATGATGGCATTGCGTGCCCATTGGCTGGCGGCAGCCTCGATTTCCAGGACGGAAGTCCCGAGCCGCTCTAGGTGGAGCGTGGTGGCTAGATGCCCGCATTCGTGGGCGAATACCGCCAGAGTTACGTCGTCATGTGGTGGGGTCGCTTCAACAATTCCCACTTGGGGAAAAGAGCGGGCTTTTCTCCAGTTGTAGATAGGCAGCAGGCGTTCCAAGCCGGCGTCCCTGGCAATCGCTTTGGTTATCGCAGTGTAGTCCATTGGTGTCTCCTTTGGGGTTAAAACGGTATTTCGTCAGGCACGCCCAGATAGGGCACACAAGGCGCTTCGGCAGGCATAGGCCAGCCCTTGGGCACGATGCAGTCTAGATGCACGCGGGAGACGCTATCGGCGTCCTGGAAGGTGCCATAGGTGCCAGCTACGTCCTGGCACCACCCGTCCCACAGCTCCTGCGCTCGGCCGCCGGTTTCCCGCAGATACCACGCCAGCCGGCGGGCTTGCGCGCGGGGGGATAGGTCTTTGCGAATGCGGGTTGCATTTATGTCGATGCGTTCCCGCTGTATGTTGCGGGTATCTAGGCAACCCACATCAAAGCCCATGAATTGCAGGATGAAGCCCGCTTTCACCATGCCTAGGCCAGGGATGCGCAGCAAGACATGCATGGCATCCACAGGCTCTAGGCACGCGACTACGTCCCGCCACAGCTCCTCCTTATGGTCTTGGAGGTAGGCATAGGCGTGGCCTTTGTTCCCCCACAGGAAGCGGGAATAGGCACCATTCTGGGCTACATCCTCCATCTGCGCTTTAACAGTGGTGAACTGAGTTTGTATGCTGAGCACGGCAAAGGTCACTCCGCGCGCAAAGGCTTCTACGTCTTGGCGCATGCTCGCATTGATAACTCGAACGTGGTCAGCATACATTGGTGTCAGCCCTTAAAAGCCTCTATCGACAAACTCGACTTCGCCGTCTGGCATCCGCACATAGACGGTAATCTGGTCAGCCCGCCCGCAGGCTTGCCGAGCTATCGTGCGAAGGTTCTCCCGGTTGACGAGGGTATCCTCCATCGCGATTGTGTAGAGCGTGCTTTCGTCACGGTAAACCTTGTTGGTAGCAGGGTCTTTCCACGCGCCCTTGATGGCTGACGTCGAATAACCTCCGAACGCCAGCATAAGCTCGGGCTGGACGAACGAACGGCTTACTTCCTGGCCGCGCGTGTCCACCACGTTGGGCAGGATCATTGTCGCTTCTCTCATTGTTCTAGTCTCCATGTTCTCCGGTTAGGTCCCATTGACCAAAGAAGCTACCGCTTGGCAGTAGCTTCCTTCGTTTATGGAAGTGTGATGTAGCCAGCTCGCACAAACTCCATGGCTGTGCGACCATAATGGCCTTGCAGTTCCCATGCAATCCCAGAATTAACCAGCTCCTGGAAGAGCGCGATTGTGTCGTCCAGGTCCAGCTCACCATTTTCGTAGGCTAGTATCCGCGTGAATGACGTCATGGTTCACTCGCCTTCAGAAAGCGCAGATAGTCAAAGCGCGGGTTATCTCGGGACAGAACTAGGCCGAAGGCGCGTATGAGTGCACGCCTGTCGGTTACCTTCAGCAAGGCGTCCCGAAGGACGCCCGCTATCATCTCATAGTGTCGTTTGGTCATTTATTCTCCTTTGGCAATATCTCGGTCAGCAGCAGGATTGCTGCGCCAATAAACAGTAAGCCCATGGACGCAGTCTCCAAGCGCACTAAGGCACACAGTGCGCCTCCAAGCTCACAGCCATGCCCTACCACACCGTGGTGGTGTGAGACACGTTTGCAGCACAGGATTAGGTTTTTCATGCCTGCGGCCCCCCACAGATAGCGTCATCACCGAAGTTATCGGCAATGATTTGTTGCTCCATGTAAGGTAGCCACCGCAGCATGGCTTGCTCACCAAAGCGAGCGGCTACCATGGCTTCCTGTGCGTGGACTACCGCACATTCCCCCTCCAAGGTGAAGGGTTGGCCTAGGGCAATGTGCGTCCAGTCATGCCATGCCCGCCACGCGTGGAAAGTCTCGATGCTGTCAAACACATGCTCTGTTGCCGGAGCATTGGTGACGCACAGCCGGCCAGTTTGTGCTTTGGCCAGCAGTAGCGCCTCGTATGTGTTTGGCGCGTGTGGGGATACATCGAAGCCCGCGGGCATGAGTGAGGTGGCGATGGCGCGCACCGCGTGACAAAAGCCCGGGTCAGTAGGGAAGTCAGCCATTGTCATATTCCCCCTGGAACGCGTATGAGGCCTCGATTAGCGCCATATCGGCTGGCGTTGCTTCACCCTGTGTCAGCTCGGGTGAAAGGTGCCACGTCTTGCGGCGTTCCTTGGCTTTACGGGCATCCCTGCGGGCTTGCTCGGTAGAGGTAGATTGCACGGCTAAGTCTCCTTCATCGTGGAGCGGTTGTGTCAACCTCAGATGCTGGCCTCATGAACACACTCTAATTGCTACTGACCAGTAGCTTTCGCTTGTATTCGTCGGCTAGCACCGGCTGGCAACACGCATAGACCACGGATAATAGCCATTCGTCTATCAACCCCAGATTGTAATTGGTTAACATTCGTCCACATTCGCAAACTTCTACTCATGAGTAGCAGGCTACTGGGTAGTAGCTTTTGCCTATTGGGATATTCTACTACCCGGTAGTAGCATGTGGTTTTCGCCCGCCAACGGTTGCAAGACCGAAAAGACCGGGGTGGGTGCCGGCCTACCCCCTAGATCGCGCTCGGGATGGTGATGCCATGAAACCGGCTGACGCGCGGAGGCTAAGTCAGACTATTATCTAAATAAAGAGACAATGATGTTATGCAGGCGCGGCCCCTTGACGGCGAGGCGACCCGATGCTAAATCCGGCGGACCATGAAATCTAAAGATCACACCACCGATCGCTTAGCAAGCCGCACCGAAATTGAGGAGGTGTTGCTAGGTGACGCGACGCTCTCCAAGGAGATGCGAGCGCTGACCCCCAAACAGCGCGCGTTCGTGCTGGCGCTGGTCGAGCTGGGTGGTGCAACCGACGAGAGCCACAGGGCCGCAGCCATTGCTGGCTACACCGGCAGCAAGGGTGTGCTCCAGGTGACGGCGTCCCGGCTGGCGGCAGACGATCGGGTGCAGCACGCCCTGGTCGAGGAAGCCAAACGCATGGCGAAGACGGCCAGCCTGGAGGCGGTCTGCAACACCATCCAGATTATGCGAGACCCGCTGGCGACCGCGAACGCCCGGCTCAATGCGGCGGCCCGCGTCATGACGATCGCCGGGATGGACCCCGCGCAGAAGATCGACGTGACCAAGACGATCGAGGTCACCTTGACCCGCAAGCAGCAGATCGAACAAATCCACTCTCTGGCCGCGGAGATCGGCATCGATCCCCGCAAGCTGCTCGGGCAGGCTGGAGTGACGCAAGACGCTGAGTTCGAGATCATTGGCGACACAACTGGGTTGGAGGACATCCTGTGAACAGCGACAGCAAAGACGATACCCGCGGCGTGGCCGAGGCGATGGAGGACACGTTCGATCAGAACGTTTGGTCTGCGGACGGCGCGGGCGGTTCCAAGTTCGAGGTGCTCCGGCGGTCCCGCAGTGGGAACGTGGTGTTCAGCTTCGTGCCCCCGGGCGAGAGCATGCCGGCCTTCGGGTTCGAGGTGCCGCGGGATGTCATGGGCGACTTGCTGGACTTCATCACCCCGAGGCAGTCGTGAGCCGGCTCTGGACCGATCGGTTGCGGACCGAGGCGGCCATTCAATCCGGAGACAACCGCAAGACGCTCCTCGATCTGGCCGCGCGGATTGAGACGGCGACCGCCGGGTTCATCACTGCCCGCACGCCGGCTCTCGCGAACCAGCACCTCACGGAGCTGAACAAGGCGTGGAAGGAGAGCATCACGCAGCAGGCTCGCATCGCGGGCAGCCGGCCCACGGTGAAGGTATGAGCGGTCGCACGTTCCAGACCGAGCGCGGGGAGGAGCTGAAGGTGAAGCTCTACCGGGCCGGCGACGCCACGATCACGGTCACCCAGCCGGGTGTCGGGCACGTGACCGCATTCTTGTCGGCTGAAGCGATGGTCGGGTTGCGCGATTGGCTGGCCTCGGAGGTTGGCAAGCCTGAACCGGCGTTCGTCGCGCCGACCCAGGAGTTCAATCCCTGGCCGAGCGGAGTAGTGCGGGATGACCCAGAGTAGGGAAGAGCTGGACCGCATCATCAAGGCGCTTGAGTTCACGAAGCAGGAGAAGCAGTTCCACCGCCTCGCCTTCTTCAAGCCCTATGCGAAGCAGAAGCGGTTCATGGACCTGGGGTCGCAGTTCCGGCAGCGCCTCTTGATCGCGGCCAACCAAGTCGGCAAGTCCTTTGTGGGCGCCGCGGAGCTGGCCACGCACCTTACCGGGGAGTATCCCGAGACGTGGTTCGGCCGGCGGTGGGAGCGGCCCGTCCGTGCATGGGCGGCCGGCGAGAGCGGACAGGTCGTGCGCGACGTCAGCCAGAAGCTGCTGTGCGGCGACCCGAAGATCACTGATAGTCTCGGCACCGGAATGATCCCTCGCGACGCGTTCGTCGGCAAACCGACGATGTCACGCGGAGTGGCCGACGCATTCGACAGTGTAGAAATCAAGCATTTAGCACCAGACCAAGCCAGTTACGATGGTGTGAGCACGCTGCAATTTAAGTCCTACGAGCAGGGCTATAAGAAAATGCAAGGTGACACCATCGATATTGGGTGGTGCGATGAAGAGCCGGACGAAGCAGTATACGCGGAAATCTTAACGCGTATCTCTGCTACCGACGGTATGGTCTATCTGACCTTCACGCCGTTGAAGGGCATGTCGCAGGTTGTGCGCAAGTTCCTGTCGGAGCAATCCGCGGACCGCATCTTCGTCAACATGACGATCGAGGACGCCGAGCACATCGCCCCGGATAAACGGGCAGCCATCATCGCCGGCTATCCGGAGCACATGCGGGAGGCCAAAGCCCGCGGCGTGCCGATGCAGGGCGAGGGCGTCGTCTTCCCCTACTCACAGACCTCCATTTCCGAGCCGGCGATCCCGTTCGAGTTCGTGCCCCAGCACTGGGCCAAGCTCTGGGCGATCGACTTCGGGATCGCTCACAACTTCGCCGCGGTGCTCCTGGCCTGGGACAAAGACGCCGATGTGGTGCACGTCCTGCACACCATCCGCATGGGCGGGGCCGAGGGCTCGGTCATCACCCCGCTCCAGCACTCGGCAGCTATAAAGGCGGTCGGCAGCAACATACCGGTGGCTTGGCCGCACGACGGCGGGAACCGCGAGAAGTCCTCCGGCGAGACGCTGATCACGGCCTACAAGAAGGAGCCGAACAACCTGCTCGTTCTGCCGACCCACGCCCAGTGGCCGGACGGCGGATACAGCTTCGAGGCTGGCATCATGGAGATGCAGACCCGGATGGAGGCCGGCAAGCTAAAGGTCGCCAGCCACCTGATGGACTGGTTCGAGGAGTGCCGAAACTACCACCGCGAGAAGGGGCTGGTGATCAAGGTGCACGACGATATCATGTCGGCCACCCGGATCGGGATCATGGCCAAGCGCTACGGTAAGACCGGTCCTATCCTCGGGGGCGCCCGACCCAAGCGCCGGCCGGGCGAGGTCGAGATCGCCAAGGACGTTGACTTTTCCCTCTTCTGAGCCCAAGTTACCCGCGAGTAGGAGTGCCCCATGGCCAGCATGTCAGCCAAGAATTTGCTCGCGCCTGCGAACCCGGACGCCGGGAGCGCGGGGTTCAACGGTATCATGCCTAGCCTGTCCCAGCAACTGCTGGACGAGGAAGAGGACCGCATGAACCAGATGAAGCAGCAGCGGAGCCAGACTACCGCTATGACTGGTGGCGGTTCGCTCAACATGCCCAGCCTCGGCCTGTTTGGTGCCGGGCACAGTCTTTTGGGGTAAACCATGGCGATCTCCAAAGAGGAAGCCGAGCGCCAATATATCGCCCAGCTCCAGAGCCCGCAGTCCCAGCGCGACGATGACATCGTGGCCGACACGCTGCGCGAGTTCTCTCAGCTCCAGCTCTTCCGCAACACGTTCGCCGCCCAGTGGGAGGAGACGGCCGAGCTGATCTGGCCGGAATACCGGAACACGTTCTTCTACGGGAACTACAACTGGCCGGGCCAGAAGAAGACCGATCGGCAGATCGACAGCACTGGCGCCCTGGCGCTGAACCGGTTCGCGGCCATCTGCGACAGCCTGCTCACGCCGCGCAACATGACGTGGCACGGGCTGGCGGCCAGCGATCCCAACCTCATGAAGAACCGGGACGTCCGGCTCTATTTCGAGGCGGTCACCCGGGTTCTGTTCAAGGAGCGCTACTCGCCGTTCGCCAACTTCGCCGCGCAGAACCACCAGAGTTGGAAAGGCCTCGGCGCTTTCGGCACGCAGGCGATATTCGTGGACGAGCTGGACAACTGGTTCGGCGCCAAGCGCGGCTTGCGCTACAAGGACATCCCGCTGGGGGAACTGTTCCTCCGCGAAAACCATCAGGGGTTGGTCGATGGCTTCATTCGGTGGTTCCGCCTCACAGCCCGTCAGGCTTGGCAGCGCTGGGGCAAAACCGGTCGCTTCCCGCCCAGTCTCCTCCCTGCCCTTGAGGGCGACAGCGAGACACCGTTCGACTTCCTCCACCGGGTTGTCCCCCGGGACGACTGGGACCCAGATCGTTTGGACGCTCGTGGAAAGCCCTTCGCATCGTATTATGTGGGCATGGCGGATCGCACCCTCATCACCGAAGGCGGGTATCATACCTTCCCGATCGCCGCTTCCCGTTATGAACAGGCTCCCCAAGAAACGTATGGTCGCGGCCCTGCCCAAATGGTCCTCCCCTCACTCAAAACCCTCAACGCGGAAAAGCGGGTCTTCCTCAAGCAAGGCCACCGTGCTGGCGACCCCGTCCTCCTCACCGCCGACGACGGCATCGTTGACGTCTCCCTCCGCCCCGGTGCCCTCAACAAAGGCGGCATGACGGCGGACGGCAAGCCGTTGGTCGGCGTCCTGCCCACTGGAAATATCCAGATCACCGAGCAGATGATGGCCGAGGAGAAGAACCTGATCAACGACGCGTTCCTGGTGAACCTGTTTCAAATCCTCACCGAGAGCCCGCAGATGACGGCGACCGAGGTCATCGAGCGGACGAACGAGAAAGGTATCCTTCTGGCCCCGACCATGGGGCGCCAGCAGTCGGAGAAGCTCGGCCCGCTGATCGACCGAGAGATCGACGTCCTGGCCCGCCTCGGTAAGCTACCCCCGATGCCGAAGCTGCTGAAGGAAGCCAAGGGCGCGTATGAGGTGGTCTATACCTCGCCCATGTCGAAAGCCATGCGCGCCCAGGAGGCGGCCGGCTTCATGCGGACCCTGGAGACGGTGAAGGAGCTGGTGCAGATTACCGGCGATACCAGCTTGCTGGACCCCTTCGCGTTCGAGCGGGCGGTGCCAGAGATCGCGGACATCCAATCGGTCCCCGAGAGCTGGATGTCGAGCCCCGAGGAGATGAAGGCGAAAGCGCAGAACCGGGCGGCCGAGACGAAGCGGCAGCAGGCTATCCAAGCGGCGCCAGCGCAGGCGGCCATGATGAAGGCCCAAGCGGTCGCCGCGAAGGCCGGCACTGCGCCGCAGCAACAGCAGCCGCCCATGCAGCCAAGCCCTGGACAAGAGCAAGCGGTGCCCCCAAATGCGCCGCTGACCCAACAGTAGGTTCTCATGCCTAACGTCTATGCCTCTTGGTCGAAAGTGCTCTCATTCTTCCAGCTTCGGAAGAAGGCCTACTGCGCCATCCCGCGGCCTGTGCTTGCGGACTTAGCGGAGTTCTGCCGGGCCGATCGGTCGTGCTGGCACCCTGATCCCCGCGTGCACGCCGTGCTGGAAGGCCGCCGTGAAGTGTGGTTGCGCATCCAGCGCTACATCAATCTGCCCGCCGAGCAATTGGTGCCGTTAGTGAAAGAGGCACAGATACCCATGGAGGATACCAATGGTTGATACACCCACTACCCCGGTCACCGGCCAATTCCAGAACCCCGCCAACGGTCAGGGCGGCGGTAACGCTGGAGACGTGACACCCCCGGCATGGCATGCCTCGGTTGACGCCGAGACGCGCGGCCATTGGCAGTCGCAGCAATGGGACATGAGCGATCCCGTTCGTCTGGCTGCTGCCGCCACTAAGGCGCACCGTGAAGCGGTCCAAGCCGCGGGTGGCCCGATCGATCGGCTCCTCCGGCTGCCAGAACCTACCGACACGGCTGCCATGCGCGGCGTGTGGGAGCGCCTCGGGGCACCAAAGGAGGCTGCCGGCTACGAGTTTACTGGCATCAAGTTCAGCGATGGCTCCGACCTCGGCCCCGAGTTCGAGACCTCAATGAAGGCCTCCTTTCATCAGGCGGGTGTTCCGAAGGAAGCGGCTGCGGCTCTCACCCGTGACTTCGTCAAGTTCATGGAACAGAGCGAGGCGGCCGAGAAAGCCGAGTTGCAGACTAAGCTCCAGGCGCAGACCGCCGAGCTGCAACGGAACTGGGGGCCGAACTTTGAAGCCAATCGCTTCATCGCGAAGCAGGCCGCCAAAGCGCTGGGCGTGGACGAAGGCATGCTGGACACCCTGGAAACCCAGCTCGGCTACAGCAAGGTCATGGAGATGTTCCGCTCGATCGGGACGAAGATCGGGGAGGACAAGTTCGTGGCCAGTGGTGGCGGTGGCTCCGGCAACGGGGGCGTTATGACGCGCGACCAAGCGGCGGCCCGCATCGCGGACCTTCGCAAGGACACCGCGTGGGTCAAGGCCTACCTCAACGGCGGCTCGAAGGAGAAGTCCGAGATGCACGCCCTTCAGGTCATGATCCACGGCGACGATACGAACAGTAGCCGCGGCTTCTGATGCCGAGTGTATCCCAAGCCCAGCACGGCTTCGCCGCGATGTCTACCTCCGAGGTGGGCCGGGCGAAGCTGCGTCGGGCTGGGAAGAAGCCTATGCCGGGCGCCGTGGCGCACGAGTTTCTCCATGCCGACAGCGGTCGTAAGATCAGCACCCTGGCCAAACACGCGAGGAAGAAGTGATGCCGATGTCCTCCAACTTTGCTGGCTACGCGCGGTCAACGTCGCGGAATGCCCCCGACGAAGACCCGGACCTAGAGAAGAAGCCGGAGAACATGGACGCCGAGACGCACGACGTGGTCAGCGATCGGTCACGCCTCATGGGCGCCAAGGGTCTCACCTACCTGAAGTCGAGGAGCACCTGACATGGCCAAGCATTGGATTGCGAGCGCGATCAAACACCCGGGCGCCCTGACGAAAAAGGCGACAGCCGCGGGTGAGAGCCCGATGCAATATGCCCGCCAGCACGAGGGCGACAAGGGAACAACCGGCAAGCAGAGCCGTCTGGCAATCACGCTCCGCAAGATGCACAAGAAGTAGCTCTTGACGATCCTACTACTCGGTAGCATATCGCTGCAATCGGTAAGGCCATCCTCCAGGCCTAAGGCTGCCGGCAAGAGCTGGTATTCACCGACCCATTAAACACCTTGCGAAAGGTCGCGCGCTGTGTCTGAAAACCTCTACAAACTCTTCACCGAGGAGTTTTCGACCAACCTGGAGCTGCTGCTCCAGCAGATGGGCAGCCTGCTGCGCGGCAAAGTTCGCGAGGGGTTTCACGTCGGCAAGATGGCCTCCCCGATCAACCAGATCGGCGCCATCCAGCTCAAGACGCCAGAAGGACGCTTCGCCCCGATCGGGCGCGTTGACGCGAACTTCGTCCGGCGTTGGGTGTTCCCCCAGGACGGCGATCTTCCCCAGTTGATCGACAGCTTTGACGAGCTGAAGACCATTGTGGACCCGAAGTCCATGTATGTCGAGAACGCGTCGATGGCCGTTGGCCGCGCGTGGGATGACTGCATTATCCAGGCGGCCCTCGGCACGGCGCAGATCGGCACCGACGCCAACAGCCTGTCTTCGGAGACGTGGGCGAGCTTCAACTCGGCCTACACCGTTCCGCACGATTTCGGCGCCTCGGCCACCACGGGTCTCTCGGTCGCCAAGCTGATCGAGGTGAAGCGCATCTTCCGGCACAACCATGTTGACCTGGACCGCGACCCGGCCTGCATCGTGATTGGCTCGCAGCAAGAGAGCGACCTGTTGAAACAGGCCCAGGTTGTGTCCACCGACTTCTCGGACAAGCCGGTCCTGGTCGATGGCAAGATCACCCGCTTCATGGGCTTCGATTTTGTCGTGTCCGAGCGTTTGCAGGTCACCTCCAGCGATCGCTACTGCTTCGCGTTCGTGCGGTCGGGCCTGTATCTCGGCATGTGGCGCGACATGACCAACCGGGTGACCATCCGCGACGACTTGTCGAGCCAGCCGTATCAGCTCTACACCATGACGTCCTTTGGTGCCTCGCGGCTCCAGCCGGGCAAAGTCATCGAGGTGCTCTGCAACGATACGACCGGAGCCGATATCACCCCGTAACCTGACGTGACAATCGGAGGGCTGAATAACCTTCAGCTCTCCACAGGGAGTTTCTACTATGTCTCAAGTTTCTCACCTCAAGTCCACTGGGCTGACCAACCTGGATGCTATCCCCCGGGTTGCCAACTCGCCGGGCCAGGGCGGACCGAACTTCCTGTTCTCGGTTGACGGGTGGACGACCGCGCTCGCGGCTGACAGCGCGGGCACCACGTATCAGCTCGCGCGAGTTCCCTCCAACGCCATCATGAAGCGCCTGCGGTTCGAGAGTGAAGCGCAGGGTGCGGGCGCCGTGGAGCTGGGCGCTTACTACTCCACCAGCACGACCGATGGCACGGCGGCCAACAACCAGAACTCGGACGGCACCCCCAAGGTTGCCGGCTCTGGCAACGAGGCCTTCTTCGCCGCGCACTTCTCGATTGCCTCGGCGGTCGCCGGAGAGTATATCCGCGGCAACGGCAACACCACGCTGAACACCATCAACCTGTCGCAGGAGCCCCTTTGGCAGGCCCTCGGCTTGGCGAGTGACCCGGGCGGCTATCTGGATATTGTCGCCACGGTCAACACGACCGCGATCACCACCGGCACTGGGCGTGTCTATGCTCAGGTCGATTACACGATCTAAGCCCGATGGCTCGCTTTTCGCTCTCCCTGAAGGCCCGGCCGAACGTTACTCCGGTCGGGTCTCCGATTGCCCAGGCGGTCTTCACTCCGGCCATGGGCGCGGCTGACGCCGGCACTCAGGCTGGAACGGTCAACACTGACGTCGCGACGGTTTCTACGGACGGCACCACAGTTGCCACGGACATAGCCGCCATCAAGACGTCGCTCAATACCCTGATTTCAACGATCGGTGCTGGCACCGGCTCCGCGCAAGCGCAGGCGCTGCTCACTCTGGTCAACACCGGCTCGACAGATGTCGTCACCCTACAGGCTGACATTGCCGTGGCGGTCACGGCAGCCGGCTCACTCAACACCGCCGGCAACCAAGACCTTGTGGTGTCGGTCAACGCTGCCAATATCCCGAGCGTTACGGCGCTCCAGCGGGCATTCGATGCGTGCATCGGCCTCGCCAAGGGTGGCGTCGGCGGTCTGACCAAGTAGGAGTTTTCCATGGCGAGCCTCTTCATCGGCCTCAACCGAGGCGCCCAGGACCAAGGTCCGGACGAAGTCACGGTCGGCACCAGCACCGGTAGCACGGATGTCGAGCTGCGCATGGACGAGACCAAGAGCCTGACCCGGATGGACATCCTGCTCATCACGGAAGCCCTGCTTCGCTACATCAACGACGGGCGGCTGGACACGGCCTTCCCGCTTTAAGGAGGCCCTCCCATGGCTATGTCAGGCGGCGAGGCCATTCGGCAATCTGCCACAGGCACCGCGACCCCCACGTTCAATATCGAAGGCGGCATCTACCAGATGGCTGCCGCGGGGAACTTCAACTCGGCCACCGTCATCCTGAATGAGCTGGGGCCGGACGGCACGAGCTTCATTACGACTGGCAACACGCTGTCGGCCGCCGGGGTGCTCGGCCCGCTGTATCTGCCCCCCGGGCAGTATCAGCTCAACTTCGGTTCGGTGACCGCGGTATCGGTCGGCCTCGTTCGCATCCAAATCTAAGGAGCGCGACATGGCTGGCAGCGGCTTTAACACCCCGGTTGACATCTGCAATCAGGCGCTGCAACTGTGCGGCGTCCGGCGGATCACCACGTTCTCGGACGGCACTGTCAACTCGAACGCCGTGGCCAACGCCTATGACAACTGCCGCCGGTTCGAGTTGCGCCGGAACGTGTGGGGGCATTCGGTCCGCCGCGCTGTGCTGCGCCCCGTGAGCCTGGAAAGTCTCCTGTTCGCGCCGACCGCATGGGACGTCGGCACAACCTATCCGCTCGGGCAGCTCGTGACGAACACCTACGGCACCGGCACCGCCATTTGGCAATCTACCGTTGCTGGCAACGTCGGGAACGAGCCGAGCGAGACCAGCATCCAGTGGGGGCTCTACTTTGGGCCGGTGAACTACGAGCCCTACGACAGCTCCTTGGGCTACTATGCCGGGGACGTCACTTACATCCCGGCGACCTGGGCGAGCGGCACTACCTACGCGGCGGGCGCCGTGGTGACCTACAACTCGCTACCCTATCTGTCGTTGGTAGGCTCGAACCTCAACCACGAGCCGGATACCAACCCGACCGACTGGGCGGTGCAGAAGTGGCCCTTGGTCTATTCGTCCACGCTCGCGCAGTGGAACGCCAACACGTTCTACAACGTCGGCTTGTTCGTCCAATTCGGCGGAGGCATTTACTATGCGCTTCAGGCGACCACAGGCAACATACCTTCAACGTCTCCGACGTTTTGGGCGCTGGTGGTGCAGCAGGGGCCAGTCGCCTATGTCTCTCTCGCCTCGAACAATTCCTCGGTCCCGGCGGCCGACACCAATTGGTTGCAGTTGTCCGGGACGCTTACGGCATACGCACCGCTGTATCCGGTAGGCGCGGGGCCGCAGAATGACAGCTCCACGCGGAACGTGTTTCTGCTGCCGGAGGGCTACCTGAACGAGGCACCGCAGGACCCCAAGGCCGGCTCAACCAACTATCTCGGCGCTCCGACCGGCCGGTTCTACTCAGACTGGGAGATCGAGAACGACATGATCGTATCCCGCGATCCGTCTCCGATCATCCTCCGGTTCGCGGCCGACGTCGTCAACGTGTCGAAATTTGACAGTCTGTTCTGCATGGGGCTGGCAGCGAGCATTGCGGAGATCATCTGCGAGGAGGTGACGCAGTCGGTTGCCAAGCTCCAGTCGATCAGGGCGGAGTATGGGCGCCGGATGACGGAGGCCCGGGTGATCAACGGTATCGAACAAGGCCCTACTGAACCGCCGCTTGACGACTATATTACGTGCAGGATTTAATTCGGCGGGTGCTCCATGGCTGCTTCCTCCCACATGCAACCGTCCTTCTTGGGCGGGGAATGGTCGGCCGAGTATCAGGGCCGGACGGACGACCCGCATTACAAGATCGCCATGAACATCAGCGTCAACGGGTTCCCCATGGCGCAGGGTGCATGGAAGAAGCGGTCTGGCTTCCGGCGGATCGCTGCCACCTATGACGGTAATCCGGCGCGCACCTACCCGTTCAATTTCGGGGAGGACTTCCCATTCCTGACCGAATGGTCGGAGGGCAAGCTGCGTATCTACTCCGGCGATCAGCCCGTGCTGGACAGCACCGCCAATCTGATCTCGGTCGGCGCGGTCACCCCGATGACGATCTTTGTGGACGCGGGTGGCACCGACTGGGCAACCGGCGATCAAGTTGTGCTCATCCCGGGCGCCGGGTTCGGCAACGCCTTTGGCAGCCTGCCCAATCAGCAGTTCGTCCTGACGGCGCTCGGCAGCAACTCGTTCTCTCTCACCGACCCGCAGACTGGTGCCGACATCGACGGCAGCCAGATCGACCTTACCGGTGGCAACCCAACGGCGACGATCGGGCACATCCTGACCTTCACCACTCCCTACGTGAACGGCGACTGGTATGACGTCTTCCCGGTCATGTTTGACAATCAGATGTTCCTGTTCCACGGCGGTTACTATCCGTATGTTATCACGGCAACCGACCTTGTTGGCGACAGCCCTCACCTGTCCTCATTCACGTTCGACCCGGCGCAACCCTTTTTCGATGATGGCCCCTACTTCGATCCGGTAGTAGGCCAGACGGCTACCGTGTCTGGCATCTCGGGCACGGTGACAATGACGCTGACCGGCGGCTTCGGTCCGAACCAGTCTGTGCCAACGGCGGCCGACGTCGGGCGCATGGTTCGCCTCTATAACACCCCGGATGCCTGGGACGCCGGCACGCAGTATTCTGGGTCATCCTTTGTGTTCTTCAACGGCTTGGCTTACGGGGCGACCGTGGTGGCGCCCACCATTGGCCTGCCGCCCGATCAGAACCCGGCGCAGTGGGCGCCCAACCCGAGCGCGGTTGCCTGGGGCTGGGGCTTCATTACCGCGGTGCTGAGCGACACGGAGCTGAGTGTGCGGCTGGCCTACAACATTTTCTACGCGAACACCATCACCATATGGCGCCTCGGCGTGGTCGGAGACCCGCTGCATGGCAACCCGACTTGCGGCGCTGCCCATGAGGGCCGGCTCTGGATGTTCCGCCAGAACGAGCTGTATGGCTCACAGAGCGCGGCCATCGCATCTCTGGCCCAGAGCACGACCCAGTCGGTTGCCAACATGTGGGCACCCACTGTGATCGACGGCACGGTCACCGACGCCAACGGGATCACCTACGTCCTGCAATCCGGGGACGAGGACGCCAACAACACGCAATGGGGCATCACCAGCGCCAGCGGCATGGTGCTCGGGACGACGGCCGGAGAGTGGGTGGTCAAGGCCAGTCAGCTCGACGACCCTATCACGCCGACCAGTATCCAGGCTCGGCGGGTGACCCGCTATAGGGTCTACAAGGCCAAGCCGGTTCAAGCGCCTCTGGCGCTGATCTTCATCCAGAAATATCAACGCAAGACCATGGAGTTCCTGGCCGATGTATTCACCGGACGATACGTCGCTCCTGACCTGTCTGTCGCGGCGAACCATGTCTCGCTACACGGTCTCGAAGAAGTTGTCTACCAGGAAGAGACCAGTCCCTGCGTGTGGACCCGGGACCTGGAGGGCAACCTTGCTGGGTGCACTTACCGCCGGACGAGCGCCTTCGTCACCGAGGCCCCCGCGTTCGTAGGCTGGCACCGGCACACGCACGGCCAGACTGCCCGCAGCTTCAGCTCGATCGCCATAAACCCGAGCCCGAATGGCGGCGTGCTGGACAGCCTCTACGTAGTCACCATGGAAGCCGGCGTCGATCACACCTCCCAGATCGAGCGCATGACCAAGACGTTCGAGCTGAGCGACACCCTGTTCAGCGCGTGGTTTCTGGATAATGCCCAGTGCCCGTCCGCTATCTTTGATGAAGGCACTGGTATCAAGCTCTACGGGTTCTACGATAAGGCCGGCTTGGTCGTGCAGGCATGGCTCGGCGGTCAGTTCCTCGGGGACTACACCGTGGACGCCCAAGGCGCCATCGTGGTTCCCTACACGAGCACGTTCACGCCAACCTTCATCCAGAACATTGGCGACCAGAACTTCGGGGAGGCTGGCACCACGGCGCGCTTCGCAGTCTCCACCACGCCGGCCCGGTCACCCAACCCGCAGACCATGGGTAACTTCGCCGGCTCGATGACGCCGGCCGGCGGCTCCTTCGGCGTAGGCAAGTTGGCGCCGTTCTACGCCGGCAATGCGCTGTTCACGATCGCTGGGTCTGACAACACCAGCACCGCCAACTACAGCGTCAACTCCTACAACGCGAGCGCTCGTAGCCAGACATCAACGACCACCGGGGACACCTTTGGCTTTGGCAACACGGCGGGCGCCCTGCAATACGGTTGCTTCATCACGGACCCCTCGGGCAACATTCTCATCGCGCTGGACAGCTCGCACCAGGGCGAACTCATGAAGGTGGACCCCTCGGACATGAGTGTCATCAGCTCGTTCGGGGTCTATAACGCCGATACCGATCAGGACTTCGCCAATGCAGCGCCCCTGTTCAATGGCACGGCCACCATTGGCTGTGCGGCCGGCGAGTTCTTGGTGACGACCGGCGGGATCGAAACGCTAACCTGTAACATGGACGTCATCGACACCGGCAACATGAAGTGGACGCAGGCCGCCGCGCCGACGATCGCCTGGAATGCTGCCTTTTGCCGCGGCCGATCGGGCTTGAGCGGGAGTGTGCTGGTGGCGGAACCCAGCGGCAGCAACCTGATCATGAAGGAAGTGGTGATCGCCGCGGGCGCCGGGGACGTGTTCTATGACTTCATCCTGGCGCTTCAGTCCTGGAGCAGCGGAGCTACCTACCAAACCGGGGACGAAGTCCAGCACAACAACTTCGGCTGGAAGTCCACGATCGACAGCAACACGGATCAAGAGCCAGGAACCAATAGCGACTGGACCTACATCACGAACCCCGACATCTCCCTGGAGACGCACGGCACTGTGCACCCCGCGGACGTCGATCCGACCTGGACGACGATGCAGACCGGCTCTATCGATCTCGGGTTTGACCAAACGGACGGCAACGCAATCCTGTGGGTCAGCACCGCCGACACCGTCACCAACAAGCAATACCTGATCAAGGTGAACGGGGTGGACGCTGCGGTGATGTGGGCGATCCCGGTCGCCGGGACGTCGGTCATACTCGGGCTCGGCGGCAGCCGGATCGTTGGCGGCCAACTCGGCTGGGGCAGCTCGACCGGTGTTCTCTACTCCATCAACACGCTCGCGGGCACGATCACCAGCACATTCTCTCCATCCGGCATCGGGCTGAGCGCGGCGTCCCTGCAATCGTATGACGCGATAACCGGCGTTCTCTATGCGTTCTATAACTACAATGCCGGCACGAGCGGGGCGCCCACGCAACTCTCCGGCACGCCGAGCACGTTCGACGAGATTGGCGTCTACACCCCCGGCACGTCGATCATCGGCAACACATTCACGCTCACCGAGTATCCCTTCCCGGCGGTAGTCGGCTTCAGCTACGAGGCCCAAGGCCAGCTCCTGCGGGACCTCGATCCTGGCCCTGGTTCTAGCGGCGCACAGCTCGGCCCGGCCCTCGGCAAGAAGCGCCGCACGGCAACCTATGCCATGCTGCTGAGCCAGACACAGGTGCTTCAGGTTGGGACCGACTTCACCCACCTCTACCCAGTGCCGTTCGGAACAGTGCCGGGTGGAACGGAAATACCGCTCACCCAGTTGTTTTCCGGCGTTGTCAGGGACACATTGGGCGATGATAGTTCGTTTGACGGCATGTTGTGCTGGGCGTCTACGCAGCCTTACCCGGTCACCGTTGTCGCCGCTCAGACCTTCATCGACACCTCGGATCAGTAATCATGCCGAACATTCCAACCGATGACTTCGTAGACAGCGGCACCTGGGACGCCCCGCCGAGCAGCAGTGGCTCTACCGGAGGAGGCGGCTCCAGCTTTGCGATGAGTGGGTCCTCCGCCACGAGCATAAGTGGCGCGATTGGCGACTTCGGCACGGCTATTGGCGACTTCATGTCGATTGGGTCCGATAACGCGTCGGCCGCCTCGTATGATCGCGCTGCGGCCATCGCCGGAGAGAACGTTGGGATAACTGAGGCGTCCACCTTGGTCCAGGGTTACCAACAAACCCGGGAACTCCAGAAGACACTGGGAGCACAAGGCGCATCGGTCGCCGCCAATGGGTTCACCAACAGTGGGTCCGCCCTGGACATTGCTCGGGCGAGCGCGGAGCAAGGGGCTCTGGCGCACAGCTTGATTGTCAGCCAGGGGCAGATCACGGAAAACGCTTACCGGCAGCAGCAAAATTCCGACTTGTCCATGGCGGCAGCCGAGCGGGCGAAAGCTCAAGGCGCTATGATCGGCGGGATCACTAGCACGCTGCAAGGCGTGGCCAGCATCGCTACTATGGCCGCGGCATAAGGAGGGTTTGATGCCCGTCATAAAAGAATACACGTCCCCAATCTCGGAACTTCATCCATCCGATCTCGGGGAGGTGTCGGCGGTCCGGTCCGCGCGCGTTGTGGACGAGCTGGGCAATGAGACGGCACACGAGGTTGGCCACGCCATCGGCAGCCTTGGCAGCATCGTCCAGAGCTACGGCGAGTTCTCAGAGAAGCACTTCGGCCTGCAAGAGATCGTGAACGGGGCGGCCACAGCAGCCACCCTGCACGCCTCCCACCAAGCATACGCCGACGCCCTGTTCCGCGATCCGGCCAACCTGAACAACCCGAACGTCGGCAACATGGCCTTGGCGAATGCCGGGCCGGACTACGAGAAGTTCATCAACAGCTTCCAGACCGATACGGGCCGGCGCTGGGCGCAAGAGCAGGTGATCCGGGACAAAGAGAACCTTGTCAACCATGTGGTCGCCGGGCAGAGCGCGCTCCAGGGCGAGGCCATCCAGAACAACCTGCACAACTGGCTCACGACCACGAGTGACGCCGTCTACCGGAACCCGACCAGTATGGCTTCGGCGTTGGCCGGCGTCGATCCGCTCGTGAACAGCATGATCGATAACATGCCCGGCCTGTCGGTCGAGCAGCAAATTCGGTTCCGCGCTCTGGGTGACGAGGCCAAGAAAAAAATCCAGGAGGCATCCCTCTACGGGATGGCCGACAAGAACCCGGGCGCCGCGCAGCGCATATTCGAGGCCAACCCTCAGGCTTACGACAAGGTAGACGGCGTCGAGGTGCACCGCATGTTCGACTTCATGCAGCGCCGGGACCGCCAAGAGCAGATGGCGATGAGGGCCGACCAGCGCTTCCAGCAAGAGGATAACGACCGGAACTGGCAAATAAAGTTCTTCCAGACCGGCACTCTGAACGACGCGGGCGGCTTCACTCCGCAACCCGGCTTCATCAGCAACGCCATCCGATCGGGCGCCGGCCCCGCGGCGATCCGGAGCATGCTGGACTTCGCGGACCGAGCGGCGGCCCCGCACTCCACGCCCGGGTTCGAGCATGAGATGATCACCGGGCTTATCTCTGGGCGCTACACCACCGCCGATCTTCTCAACGCGGTCGGCCGCACGGATGGCCCGTCTCTGTCGAAATCCGATGCCATTGGCATCATGACCCTGACGAACGGCATGGACAGCGATGAGAAGCGCTTGATGGCTGGGCTCCAGAACGAAGCCAAGGCGAACCTCGCTCCGGCGCGAGACATTCTCGGCAACGTCGATCCGGTCGGCGCGCACAATCTGTCCAAGTTCACCGCCTGGGAGATGGACGCGCTCAAGACCGGACTGGCGCAGGGCAAAACTCGCGGCCAGCTCCTGGACCCGCGGAGCCCGGACTACATCCTGAAGAACGTTCCGTGGTCCTACTTCCAGGGCTCAATGACGGATGCCGTGAACGACGCCATTCAAAACGAAGGACCGAACCCGGCGGCCAACCGAACTCTGGCTCAGCTCGCTGGCGCCGTCCCGCCGCCCTCGGGCGACCAAGCGCACCGCGACAGCTTCGTCGAGCGCATCATGCGCTTCGGAGAACACAGTCAGCCCGGTGCGACCGCGGTCAGTCCCGCTGGGGCAACCGGCGAGATGCAGGTTATGCCGAGAACGGCAGCCAACCCCGGCATGGGTATCCGGCCTTCAGATGGCACTCCCGCGGACACCGCGCGCGTGGGGCGCGAATATGCGACCGCACTCTGGGACAAATACAGCGGCGGCTCGGTTGCAGCGCGTGAGGTGTTGGCGTCGGCCGCCTACAATGCCGGACCGGCCCAAGTAGACGCGTGGTTGAAGACGATCGGGGACCCGCGCTCGGGTGCTATCACACCGCAGGAGTTCATCAATCGCATTCCGCTGGCAGAAACTCGCGCATACGCGCAACGTGTCACTGGTATTGGCGGGGCCAATGAGCCACTTACCGGGGAGCAGCTTCGCGAACGCCTGCGCACTATGACGCCGGCAGAGCGAGCTCGTTACTTCCTGTTCGGCCCGGGGGCCGGCAGCGCTCCATCGCCTCCGTAGTAGGGTATCATGTCTGATCAACCGAACGAACTGGCCGGCATCGGCACCACAACCCAGATGAACGCCGACTTGTCGCACTGGCAAGATCGCGTTGGCCTCGCCCGACAGTCCGGGGCATCTTGGGATGACATCCGCAATGCCATCATCCAGCGCCGGTCTGAAGCCGCCGCCATGGGCATACCCGACGCGGACATCAACCACGCTATGGGCGTGCGGGACGCCGAGGACCTCATGACCCGGCTGTCGGATCAAGCGCAGGGCCGGCTGGAGGCAGCACAGCCCCCGACGCCAGTGGGCGCGGACCCCGCGATGAACTCCATAGCGCAGCCGATCCGGGACTTCGCGCACGAGTTCGCGGACGGCCTCCGCACCAGCTCGGGCGGTCTCATCCTCGGGACCAAGTCGCAAATCCTGCCACAAGATGCTGGCTTCGCGGCGCGGCTGGCGTTCCACGCCGGGGAGAACGTTGGCGACATCCCGGCCATGGTCGTTGGCGGCGCTCTGGGACGGGCTGGAGGCGCCATGCTTGCTACGGCTGTAGCTGGTCCGGAGGCGGCCCCCATGGGCGCGGTGCTCGGCCAAGGGGCCGGCGCCATGGCTCTCCCGGAGTTCATCAAGCAAGAGTATGCGACGTCGATGACGAATGGCGAGGTGTCTGGCCCCGGGGACTTCGCCTCCCGGCAGATGGCCGTCCTGTGGAACACCGCCAAGCAAGGCCTCGTCGGGGCGCTTACGGGCGGAGCAGGTAAGCTCGCCAAGTCTGGGATGCAGACCATGGGCGCGTCGGAACTGTCGCAGCTCCTGACCAAGACGAGCGCCGAGCTGGCGACCCTGACGACCGCCGGCAAGGCAGTGGAGGGGCAGTTGCCAAACTGGCAAGACCTCATCGACGGTGCCGTCCTCCTGGCCGCCATGCATGGGGCCGCACACGTCGTGAGCAGCGCCAGCACCGCCTCGACGAACTTGCTGGACAACTGGGCCAAGACCGGGCAGCAGCCCGTGGAGGCTGTCTGGCAGGCCGCCAACGACCCGGTAGTGCGGCAGCGCCTTACCCTCCCCTTCCCTCCGGAGCCCCCGCCAGGGTCCAGCGAGGTGCCAACGCCGACCGGTTCTGCGGTGTTCCCCCATAGCCCAGAGCTGGCCCCCAAGGGTGAGATCGAACTACCGGCCAGCAAACCGGCCAACCCTGCTATGACTGGCGGGCTGGACGAGCACGGAAACCCGCGCGTGGTGGGTCAAGTCGGCAACGGACCGGAAGCGGCCAACCAACCGGTCACGCCGCCAGATATCTGGGAAGGAGCTAGTGGCCGCTGGGCGGTCGAAACCCAGCCCAGTTTTATACAGCGCATGAAGACCAACGCCTGGAGCGTATATCAAGACTTGTTCAACAAGTCGTTCCCTGTCAATCAATTGCAGCAGCTCTTGATCGATAAGAAGGTTAGCATACCGGACGCCCTTAACCCAAAAGTCCTGTTCCGCATTGCAGAGTTGTCGAGCACCACGTCTACCTACATGGTAGAGAAGGGCATGATCAACGGCGATCGTAATACGGTCGGCCCATCGCTCAATGAAATAGTCAAGCCTTTTGACAAAGAGACCGGCAACCGCACGTTCTGGAATTACGCCCTGGCTCGCGTAGCGCTGTCCGACGCCACCAAGGATACCGGGCTGGACCTTGGTCAGGCCGCCGCCATGGTGAAGGATGGCGACACAGACTACAGCGCTGCCTTCGATCGGTTGGTCGAGTGGCGCAATGGCACGCTGCGCTATGCTCGGGACCACGGCACTGTCTCTGATGAAGACTACCAGCGGGTTGTTGCCAACGCAGAGGCTGGCCTCCCGGTTCGCCGCCAGGAGCTTGAGGGCGCGTGGGAGCACGCCAACGGGCCGAAGGGGAAGATGGCGGCACAGAACATTGGGGAGCGCGAGGGCTCGGAGCTGCCCATCCTGAACATGCGAGCCCAACTTATGCAGGACGCCTTCGTGCGAGTTGGCCGGGCGGACGCCAATCGTGCTGTTCGGGCTGCCGCCGATCTCGCGTCGCAAGTTGGTCTGGCCGAGCGCGTCTCGACGGAGCTGGCCCCAAAGGAGCCGACCGAGGAAACCAGCAACATCGGCTGGACCACGGAGAGCGATCTCGTATCGGTCTGGCGCGATGGCCAGAAAGAGACGTGGCGCTTTGCCGACCCGGCGATCACGAACTTCATTCGCACCATGAACGAAGGGTCTGACAACAGCACGACCGAGCGCGTCACAGCGTGGCTGGCCAACATCCAGCGCCAGGGTATCACCCTCAATCCACTGTTCCCGCTTCGCCTACTGACCTATGACGTGCCGTGGCAGTTCATCACGAAGCCAGGGTTTCAGAACACCATCTCCCAGGTTGCTACCGGGGTGCGAGCGCTCATCTTCGGCGCAGCTCCAGAAGGCCATGGCTACGATGAATGGCTGCGCAGCGGTGGAGCGGAGCGAGTGTTCAAGCGGTTCGCGGTGAACGATTACGTGACCGACATCTTGAAGGACAAAGCTGACCCATCGTTCACCGACAGTATCATGGGCGCGGTCAAAGCGCCGTTCAACGCGTTGCAGAACTGGTCGCACACCATCACGCAGTTCCAACGGGTAGGCAAGTTCGTGCAAGAGCGGCAGGGCGGCGCCAGCATGGAGAAGGCCGGCGCACTGTCAACCGATGCGTCCTTCCACCGTCCCGGCTTCGGCGGCGCGCTGGGACGAGACATCAACTCCATCCATCCCTTCTTCGCGGCCTACCTCAATGGTCTGGAGCAGACGGCAAAGAGCTTACTTGGCATTGGCAAAACCCTGGACGATCGCACGATCAACCCGATGCAGACGATCTTGAAGGCCAGCATTGTGATCACCGCCCCGGTCATGTGGAGCTACTCGCAATACAAAGACGAGGAATGGTATAAGGCGGTGCCAGAATGGCAGAAGGACGCCGGCTTCTTCCTTCGGCAAGGCGTGTTCATTCCGTTGCCTCCGGTGCTGAACTTTGTGTTCGGCGCCATACCTCGGCGTCTCACGGAAGCGTTCATAGACGACAACCCGAACGCGGCCAAGCATCTGCTCGCCGGGCTCGGCGCCAGCTTTGCGCCCCCGATGAGTTCCCTCCTGGCCGCCAACATAGCGGCGCCCATCCTGGAGAAGATCGGGGAGAAGGCGTTCGTCCGCGGGGAGCCCGAGAAGGAAACCGACAAGCGCTTGCCGGCCGACCGGTGGGGACCGTATACGACTGAGACCGCCAAAGGCATGGCGAAGTTCCTGTCCGACGTGCCGCTCATCAAGGGCGCCGAGCTAACCCCCTACCAGATTGACAATTTCATCCAGGCATGGTCTGGCTCCTTGGGCATGGCTGCCGTGAAGTATGGGGAGATGGCGCTGCAACAGGCCGGCGTCATAAAGCCGAACGCGCCTGCGCTGCGCGCCTCTGACTTCCCATTGCTCAGCTCGTGGACTACGCGCTATCCGACCGCCAACGCGCAGCCAATCCTGGACTATGAAGACCGCATGCGCAAGAGTGAAGAGCTGCACGGCTCTCTCCACCAGCTCCTGCAAACGGGCGACGTCGATCGGTTTCTTCAGTTGGTCCAGGAGAACCCGGCCAGCACTTTGTTGCACGCCAGGGCGCCCTTGGGCCGCAATGTCATCCCCGGTGCCAATGACACGGGACCGGAGACCGACGCCCTCAAGCAGGCCGCCAGCCCGGAGAACTTGGCCAAGCTGCGGCCCGATCTGGAGATCGTGCTCCAGGTGTCCAAAGGCATGACGGCAGCCCGCACGTTTGCCCAGGACATCGGCCAACTGCCGGTGGGCCAGTCGCTGAAGCCGGCGGAGCAAAGGACCCTGGACGAGATCGTGCAGCAGATCGGCGGCAAATCGAAGCCCGAGCTGTCGGCCAACGACAAGCGGCAGCTTCTGGACCAGACTTACTCCATCATGCAGATGATGGCGGAGCGAGGGCTCAAGTCGATGGACCGGCTCCATATGGAGTAGGGCATTGACCCTACCGGCGGGTAGCCTATCTTACTGGGAGCAGGCCGAGCTAGGCCAACCAAACAGGAGCTATCCCCATGGAATACGTTGTGCATGTGCCCGGCGACGAAGATTTTGTCGTAGAAGCAAGCGATTACCAGATCGACGAGGACGACGGATCGCTGGTGTTCGTGGATGATGAGAACAGTGAAGTCGGCCACATCGTGGGCTGGGTTGAGCTGGTAGGTGCCAGCGTGTTCCCGCACGTGGAAGACGACGAGGTCGAGGATGATGACGAAGTCCGCGACGAGATGATCGAAGTTATCGTGGAGCTGACCGAAGCGCTTCTGGAAGCGGAAGACGAACTGAACGCCTACGACGGCGAGTAAACCACTGCGCTGGAGGGCGCCTCGTGAACGAGGACAAGGCCATGCATCACTTGACTTGGCCCATTGACGGCGTCGCCCTTGGCGCTGTAGTGGCCTCCATCACGGGCGCCCTCACGCAGTATGCCACGCTGCTGGCGACCCTACTGGCGGTTGTATGGTATCTGACCCAGCTCTGGGTTTTCTTTTCGGACAGGCGCCGGCAGCGCCGCAAGGAGGACTACGATGCCAACCGTGCAGAACATCGGGACCGAGGTCCCGGGCTTGATCAAAACAGTTGAGACCCTGGACCCGGAGCTGGCCGCCGAAGGCAAGTCCGCCCTGGAGAGTAAGACCCTCGGCGCCATGGCGGCTATCGCTGTGGGCTGGGCGGTAGCGCACTGGGGCTTCAACTGGGATGCCGATACCGTCAACGCGGTAGCCGGCTTGCTCGCACTCGGGGCGGCCACCGGGCTGCGCCTGATCACCACAACCCCCATCACCAGCGTCCTGCCGGTGAAGAAGTAAGGATACCGAAGTTATGAAAAAGTTTCTAGTAATCGGTGGCGTGCTCCTGCTCGCCGGCTGTAGCGCTGCTCCAGTTGCCGGCGGCTCGATCCTCGGCGCCCTGGCCACAACCCTGAACATCGTGGGCTCTGCGGTGCAGACCGGGCAGGAAGTGTGCGCGGTGGGCCAGACCCTGGTCGCGCTGACCGACGCCACGAACGGAGACGCTCCCGTGCTGGTGACCGGCAAGCCGGCATCCGACGTGGCCAAGGCGTGTGCCTTGATCAACGGCATCGTGGTGTCCCCGCCGGCTGCCGGTGTGAACGTCCCGAGCGTGTCGATCGTGCCACCGGTTGTGACCGTGTCGGCCGCAGGCGTGACTACGTCGGGCGGCACGAAGGTAACCATCACGCCGGCTGACCCGGCCGCAGTGAGCAAGTAACGTGGACGCGAACTTTGACGCTTGCCTCGCCTTCACTCTCAAGGAGGAAGGCGGGTTCGTCAACGACCCGGACGACCCGGGCGGCGCCACAAACATGGGCATTACGCTGGCGACGCTTCGGGCTTCCCGAAGCAACCCAGCCCTCGGTGTGCTGGCCATCAAAGCTCTGACCCAGACCGAGACCAGCACGATCTATCGGCAATCCTACTGGGGGCCGTGCTCCAAGCTGCCAGCAGGCGTCGATCTCATGGTGTTCGATATGGCTGTCAACGCCGGGCCGGCTCGCGCGGCCAAGCAGCTCCAGGCTGTGCTGGGCGTGGACGAGGACGGCGTCATCGGCAATGATACCCTGTCGGCCCTCCAGCGCTGGCGCAGCTCGGACTTGGTGACCGATTTGGCCAATGCGCAGGCTGCCTACTACCGCGGTCTGAGCACCTTCTGGAAGTTTGGCAAGGGCTGGCTGGCGCGGGTCAATCGCCGGCACGACACTGCCTTCAGCATGGCGATTGCCTAAGGGGCCGACATGGCTGGCCCGCCCGCAATATCCATTCGCGGCATACGGCAGACGATACCGTCAGGGCACTTGCTTGGCCGTGTCTCCACCGGGGACGGACCGGCCGAACTGATCCCGCTGAAGGGGTTTGCCGCGACGATCGGCGGCTACCTCGGCCCGACGTTCACGCTAGTTACCGCGGGGAACGGGATCACCAACACCAGCAACACGCTGACCGTCGAATGGAACGCTGGCACCGTCGATACCCTGGGCGCCGGGCTCAACCTCAATGGCGGTCATACGCTCTCGACCGGCTGGCAAGCGGGCACGGTCACAGCCATCGGGGCCAACCTGACTATCTCCGGGGGCACGCTCTCCGCGATCGTCCAGCCGCAGCAGTGGAGCGCGGGCACCGTCACAGCCTTGGGCACGTCGGCAGCCGGGACACTCTCGATCTCTGGCACCACGCTCAGCGCGACCTACAACAACCCGTGGCAGGCCGGCACGGTGACCGCCATAGGCCAGAACCTGCTGCTGAACCTGGGCACCCTGGACAGCCTCGGGCCGTTCGCAAGCTGGAGTGTGACGGACTTCGCGGTAGGCGGCACCTACAACCCACCCACGATCACAAACCAGAACCGGACCATCGTGCAGTCGGGCGGTGCTGGCAACCAGATCACCGTCGATCGGGCGACCATCCCGCAGACCACCGGTAAGTGGTATGTCGAGGAGACGATGGGGGCCAACGTCGGGAACGGCGGCATCGTGCGCCTTGGGATCATGCAGAACTCGGCCACGATCGCGCTGCCCTCTGGCGGCTCCTCGGGCGCCTTGCTGTGGGATAGCAGCGGCACGGTCTACGTGAATGGCACATCGATCACCGTGATCAACTCCTACACTGCGGCCGACGTTCTCTCCATGGCCGTGGACATGACCAACACCGGCTTCTATGGCAGGGTCAACGGCGGCAACTGGAACAACGCCGGGACCGCCGACCCTGCCAACAACATCGGCAGCATCTCGTTCGCGGCGCTCACTGGCGCCATCAACCTCGTCTTCTACGCCCAACCCTTCAGCCACGCGCAGGCCTCCATCACGCTGAACTCAGGGGCCAGTGGCATGGTGCACACGGTGCCCAGCGGCTATGCCCCTGGCTGGCCCTACGCAGGCCTCATAGGGGGCGCAGGCGCGGTCGGCCCCACTGGTCCCACTGTCTGGAACGCCGGCTCTGTGTCGGCCATCCACGCCGGCCTGACCATCACCAGCCAGACCCTGATACCTGACTGGCAAGCTGGGACCGTCACCACACTGCATTCGGGGATCACTCTGGCGTCGAGCACGCTGGTCCCGGACTGGCAAGCTGGCGTTGTCTCTTCGCTGCACTCCGGCCTCACACTCGCGGCGGGCTCGCTCGCCTCGGACTGGCAGACGGGCACCGTCTCTTCCCTGCACGCTGGGTTGACGCTGACGGCCGGAGCGCTGGCGACCGATTGGCAGAGCGGCACGGTGACCACGATCGGGCCGACCCTGGCACTTTCCAGCAGCACCCTGAACGCAGTTGGCTTGGCCACGGGGTCCTTGCCGGCGGCCGGAGCGATCGGGGAGCTGATCACCGCGAAGGTGACCGAGGCCACGTCAACCGTCACGCTGACCTTGGGATCGCCCGGCACGGTTAACTGGACGGCGCACGGGCTGTCTGCGCTCAGCGCGGTGCAGTTCAGCACGACCGGCTCGTTGCCAACAGGTCTGGCCACCGTGACGACCTACTACGTGACCGCCGGGGCGTCCCTGACCACCAATGCGTTCCGGGTTTCCACCACGATCAACAACGCCATCGCCGGCACATCGATCAACTTCACCGGCAGCCAGACGGGCACGCAATCGGCCTTCAATCAGGCTGCCGTATTCAACTCCACCAACACCGACTTGGTAGCCATCCAGGTTCCGGCCGGCGTGTGGGATATCTATGGCGTCTTCCACACCGCGGACGGATCGAGCGCCACCATGACCTCGGTTGCAATTTGGGTGAACAATGTCTCGGTGACGCAGCCGGCGGCAGTTCTGGGCGGCGGCAACACTATGCCAGGAGTGAGCGCGAACCAAGCAATCATCCTGGACACCGGCACCTCGCCGCGCGTGTTGTCCACGTTGACCACCTTCTTCCTGACGTGTCAGGTTCTGACGTCAACTGCGATCGGCGTGGGGGGCGCCATATGGGCGCGGAGGGTAGGTTGATCCGGTAGCCTGGGCTACCA